AGGACCAAAGTCTGGAAAAATAGGGAATGCTATCAATAGAATGCGTGGCCGCAGCGACTTGAAGTACAGGGCGGGCGATGCCTTCGAAATTGTAGACACGCCTGTCAACTACAGAAAGGATACCGCCGAAGATGCCTACCGGATAGCGGCCGGTGTCAATAGAGTGGTGAAAGAGGACATGAAAAATCAATGGAGACAGAAACCACTGATGCGCAGGATCATAGGCGCGCCTGGCGATGCTTCTCTATTGGCCCGGCACCCGAGTGCCCGTGACGATGTACACTACAACCTTTTCGTAGACGCTCGCGATAGAGTTATGGGAGGCAACGCGAAGAGCGAAAAGTTCCTGATTAGGAACAAGGATGGTTTGAGCATGATCACGCCAAACAAACACATGCGCGCCCAAGATACTATTGGAAGGAATTCTCGCACCATGCTCAGGAACTCCACTCGCAAAAAGGTCAAGAGCTTGATGCGGGATCAAACAGGGCGGGAACTCGGGGTCCCAGAGGAACTCATTACGCAGTTCATAGCGGGGTTCGGGGGGCGCAAGCGAACCAGTCCTAAGAAATCAAAGCCCGCCAACGCTGCTAAGGCTGCTAAGTCGAAAGCTGTGAAGGCTAAGGCTGCTAAGTCGAAAGCAGCGAAGGCTAAGGCTGCTAAGTCGAAAGCCGCGAAGGCCAAGGCTGCTAAGTCGAAAGCTGTGAAGGCTAAGGCTGCTAAGTCGAAAGCCGCGAAGGCCAAGGCTGCTAAGTCGAAAGCTGTGAAGGCTAAGGCTGCCAAGGTGAAAGCTGCGAAGGCTAAGGCTGCCAAGGTGAAAGCTACGAAGGCTAAGGCTGCCAAGGTGAAAGTATAGAGCATATTTTTTAAAAACAAATAAAAACATATTCCTATAATTAAGGGAACATGCCGCAAGTAAGTGTCGTGTTTGGCGAGTCAAACGCACCAGCGCAGTTTGACTACAAGGGCAAGCAAATCAGTGTCAACACCGCGTTTGATATGTACAAGAAGAAGGTCGGCTTTGTGATGGATGGCAAGCCACTGCGTTTCCCGTCGGCCAGTCGTTTCGGGGCCAAAACGACTAAAGACACTTCCCATTGGGACAAACTCCCGCCAGAGCTGAAGAGTAGGATTTACACGTTGAGACCGGCTCATCCCAATGCTGATGGCATTAATCAGAGCTACAGACACATGAAAGAATACCTGGAACTTTTGAACCAACTGGAACGTGGCATGGCGGAGGATCGAGATGTTCCGGAAGACACGTTACAGGATCTCCAGGTTTTTTACGACAATCACATGGAAAAAAACCCAATCAAGAGTTTTGGAAACCGCACATTTGACAATATTGTTATGAAAAAAGTGTATGATATTGTCCATTCTTTCCCCGACGTCATCCGTGAGTATACTCAGTATGGTGGATTCCTAGATGTCCGTTTCCTACCCCACGGCATGGATACCCTCGGAGAATTGGGAGACTTAGCCATTCACGTCATAATGGAAAATCTCCCATGGGAAGGGTTCGGCACGCAAAGCTGGCACTCTGAGTACTTGAGCGACTTGCGCGAAGATGGCACGATGGTGTACGATCGTGATCTTGTGAGAGAAGCGATTGGATGGTTCGACTACTCCGATTAAGAAACACTGCGAAGGCTAAGGCTGCCAAGGTGAAAAGCAGCGAAGGCGAAGGCTGCTGTCAGGGCTTAAAATACTCGGTGAAGTTCATTGAAGTAATTACATCCGTTAGACGAGGAGTCAACCATCATACACGACCCCACATCGGTGCCCGCGTCCTCCGCGTCCCTGATGACGTCGTTGCGGAAATATGGCCTGTAGAGCTGGAATATACTGATCTTGGCCGCGTCGACGAGGCCGCGTCCAAAGTCGTCGAAGATGCTCTCGAAGGCCCACACCGGGGAGTCGCAACACAGCCGCCTAAGGCGCTTCTTCATGTGGCCCTCCAGTGCGTTGCACCGCCTGCACCAGAGCCCCCTGATTGGCCCGTGGTCGCCGCCGTCCTTGTGCCAGTGCTCAACTATGGGGTTGGGCTCAGGCGTCCTGCACAGGTTGCACTCACCCGTTCTCGTCCACTCCCGGTGGCACCATGGCAACATACGTACATCACGTGTGTTGCCAGGGCGCGCATGGCTAAGAGCCCGCTTGATCACGCGCGTCTGCTTTGCGGGTGCCATTGTTCATAGACCCTACATGGTTCTTCGTCTTAATAGCGCTCCAATTAGAATTCACCATCGTTGTCCGACGTCTGATACTTCATGCCTATCACATGCACCGGCGCGGCGGTGGTCAGAACGACCCCAAACCGCTTGGGCATCTGCTGCGACAGCTTCCGGGCGCTCATGTCTTTCCCCTTGCGCTTGAGTAGCGTTTTGATGTCAGATAACTTGACCCGGTCCGTGTCGCGCCCCGTGAACTCGTACTCGTCCTCGACGACATCGTCCCACGTGACTTCCGTCTTGAAGAATTTGGCGGTGTCCGCCTTGACCTGTTCGGTGTCCATGAGATCGTTGGCCTCGTGGTACTGCGTATAGCCGTCCATACACAACCAGAAGAAGGCATCGATTAGCTGCTTCGAGGGGTCGCTGATCTGCGCCTTGAGGGTGTTGTCCCGGACTTTGTGCACCGCGGGGTCGAACTTCGGATGGCTCCGGACCCTGAACTGGTTGGGAAAGCCGAGGTAACGCACTCGGTCCTCCACTGCGTCGTCTGCTGGGTCGATCTCGGGCACGTCGTTGGCCAGATGGATGTGGACAGCTTGCATGCGGACTTCGCGGATGTCCTCGTACAGACCACGGACAGACATGGTGTCTCCGCCGGTCTGTATTTTCAACTTGTTGCCATCAAACTTTTTGTTCATCTCCCCCTCCTGGCTCAGTGCGATCCTGCAGCACTGCAGCACCCGCAGCTCGGGAGTTGGTCCGCTTGCGTTGTTCCCGGTGCTCTTCTGGTAAATCTTCGTGTCGACGGTCTGCACGTAGCCGCCGAACGTCTTGCGAATAAAAGCCTCGATTATGCCCTTCCCGGCGGCGGTATCCCCCAGGCATATGGCGAAGCGCCGGTCGCGGTTGTCGCCAAACATCGCGTAGCCGATGAAGCGAAGCCAGTATTCCGCCCCCTCGGATCCAAACGTGTCCTCCAGTATCGTGCGCACCTTCTCGAAGGCACGGGCTCGCACTCGGTCCCGCGCAACGAACACACGACCGGTGTTTTTGAGGCTGTAGTACTTGGGTGACAGGGGGTGACACTTGCCCGTATTCATTTCGTACACCACGTCGCGGAACTGAATGAAGCCGTGGCTACTGGTATCAAACGTTTGCATGATGTCGTACTTATTCTTCACGAGGGGTTTCACAAGGTTCAGCATGCTCCTGATTTTAGTGTCCTTGCGGCCGTACTCACCGAGCTTGCTCTCACCCATCGCGTACTTTGCAAGGAGGGAGATGTCCTTGCCGTCTGACCACATTCCGGTTTCGCTATCGTAGACAAAGTAAGATTTGAAGCCAAAACGGTATACCATATCCGGGAACAGGTCGAGGAAGAACTCTGCAGCTCCGGCGTCGTCGAGCTCGCCCCCAAGGTCCGCGAGGACGGTGGCGGTCTTCTTCTTGTTCTTGCTGAACTCCACCATCATCTCCTTCAGCTTGGGAAACCCGTACCGCTTGGTCGCTGCCCCGTTGATGTGATGTTTCCACTTGGTCTCGAGCTCGTCCTCGTCGAAGCTGCTCATGCCTTTGCAGAAAGCGTGAACCAGGCCGTAGTACTTGTCGCGCACGGTTTTGGTCGAGTTCGGCGGCACCTGGTTTCGCACAACGAAGAGCAGATTGATCCAGTCTCCGTATGTCTCAAGCTGCTTGGGGTCCATGCTCATAACACTATTCTCGAGCTTGTCGAAGTCAACGTATGACCTGTCTTTTGGAGGGGGTTGTTCCTCGTCTTCAGCCTGCGGCTTGCAGAACCCCAGCAGGTGCTTGTACAGCTCTTCCGACACGGGCTGCAACTCGGTACTTCCCAGAGGCCGCACCCACTCTTTGTTGGGGCTGGGGCAGCACTCCACGTAGCGCCGCGTGCCCGAGGACTCCTGCACCAGGAGGTCGACGCTGCCGTCAATCTTGATGGACGACCCCTTGAAGCCGTGCGTGTTCAGGAAGAAGCAGTGGGCACCCTTCTTCGTGGTCTGCGAAGGGCAGGTGTTGATGTCCTCGGGAAACTTTTCCTGATACTCGAGCCACTTGTCGGTGTCGTCGAAATCCAGGACCATGATCTCCGACCCGAGGAGAAAGCCCCACCGGTCCCCTCCCTTCTTGATATCGCCGGGGACCAAGCTCCGCAGGTACGCAGTGTCCTTCCCCTTGTGGGACCGGAATGGCTGCTTCTTGCCATCCTTCCCCGCCGTCAGAACGCACTCCTCGGTGTGCTCGCAGAGATAATCATCTAGCTCGGCGAGGACTTTCTTCTCCTTCTTTGAGATTTTTTGGCTCGACATTGTGAGCGGGAATTTGTAATTTATTTTTTGGTAGCTGTTTTTTGGAGTTTGGCTTTAAACTGAAATTGCCATTTCCGGATCTATAGGGGGTGGGCTCGCATGTGTCTCGGGCTCTAGTAAAACAATGGAGACCGAAAACAAAAGCACCCAGACTGTCTCGAGCGGCGACGAGCATCATGACGATTTTGAACTATTACATCACAGCTCCAGCGTTGCTGAACACAAGCTTGATATAATTATAGCTCTTCTACAGAGTCATGCGGCGGAGCTCAATGTCCTGCAGCTCATCCGCGAAGCGTATTCCGACTGAGTCGGATTAGAGATTAATCCTTAGTATTGGTACATAGGACAGACAGAATGAAGACAACCACAGTCGGCGAGTACACAGTCGTGCGGGGCGAGAGCGCTGCCGACAACTGGGAGATTATCGGCGCGTCGGAGGGGTCGTGGGTGTGGCTGCATCTCAACTCGTTTCCCAGCCCGCACGTTATCGTCCAACACAGCGACCCGCCCGCTGAGGTACTGGCCGCCGCCGCTGAGCTGTGCAAGGAGAGCTCCAAGTACAAGCGGCTGAGCAACCTGAAAGTCTGCTACACCAAGGTGTCCAACCTCGAAAAGGGGCACAGCGTGGGGTCGGTGTCATACCGCAGCAACAGGCAAGTCAAGACTCTCAAACTTTAACGGATGCATAGAATAAGTGCATAAACTACCCCGTTTAACGCTTTCTCCAGAAACAGAATAAGAGGCACGCAATCATGGCCAAACGCAAAGCCCCCGCCAACGATCACGGCGAACACGCATCCGAGGTCCTCTCGCAATTATACACCATCCGGTCGATGGTTATGGTCGACATGTTTCGCGCGGGCGTCTCCACTGCCGACTTCGACGCCTCGCACTCCCTGGCAGTGCTTGACAGGAAGATCTCCCAGACGAGATTGGACATGGAAATTAGTCTCTTCGATCGATTTGTGAAAGGGCGAGGACCGATCCTGGGTGGGTTTGACAAGTATTTGCATTTTTCCGACCCAGAGGACACGAGCACCACCGATTTCACAACTATATATAACCACACACCACAATGTCTCAAACCCAACCTACCCGTGGCGTTGCGATCGAAGTTTACAAGCGCCGCCGGACCGAAACGTCTTCCGACGAGGACGAGCCCGACCCCAAGGACAAGAAACCAACGGGGACGCGCGTGAAGTTAACCCAAAAGCTCCCGAGGGATTCTCTCACTCCCAAGCTCATGGACATACGCCCCAGGCTTGCATGCCAGCGAAAGTTATACGCCGGTGCGCCTGTGAATGTGGCTCTTCGCGGTATGATCCGGCGCCTCAAGGAAATTTATGAGCTGGAGATACACCCCGGAGACAAGCAGCGGGCCTACGTGGCTCGCAATGTCGGATACATGCTCAGCAGGATGACCGTAAACTTGGCCCGTTCGTCCCTTGATACATTCCGCAGCAACTGCAGCAAGATCAAAGGCGGCGGTCACTTCGTTACCAGCTGCGGTGAATTCCTGGAGTCAATGGAGCGCGGAGACGACCCCCCTGACTGCGAGCGGCTTCAAGCGGCCGCCGGCGACCCGAAAGTGAAAGCGCTCGGCATTCTCCGGAACATATCGGGCGTGGGGCTGGTCACAGCCGAGCTGCTCTACGACAACTTCGGTTGCTCGACGATAGCCGACGTCCGTCGCATTGATGCAAAGAGCCCTCGCCCTGAAGGATGGCCGATTACCGCCTTCTCGAGGAAGGGCGTTGCGAACTATGAAGACTGGCTGGTCCGCATTCCGCGCTCCGAGGTCGCCCAGGTGTGGGAGATTGTCCGAGCCCAGGCGGCACTTGCCGACCCCACCGCAGAGGGACTCGTGGCCGGGTCCTACCGCAGGGGGCAGAGCAGCTGCGGGGATATCGACGTGCTGTGGAAAACGGCGAAGCGGCCGTTCATTAGCTTGTTGGTCAAGCGGCTCCACGACGTGGGATTCTTGGTGGACGACCTGACAGACCCGAAAGAGACGGCGCAGGACTCCGAGATGTACATGGGGGTGTATCGCCTGGGAAATGGCCCCACCCGCCGCATCGACATCAAAAGTTACAAGCCGCGGGACTACGCCTTCGCTCTGCTGTACTTTACGGGCGACGCGCACTTCGGGACGTCAATGCGGAAATGGGCGGGGTGGCTCGGCTGGTCGCTCTCGGACAAAGGACTGATCCCGGTCAAGCGGGACCACGAGTACACAAAGACATATCGCGGGGCTTCCGTTGTCTGCTCCGCGGAGGATGACATCTTCAACGCCCTCGGCTTGAAGTATGTATCTCCAACCGACCGCGGCTGCAAATAGTGAAAGAAAAGTATACAAACCAACCCGAACACCGCTACCACGTCCTGGTAGTGGTGTTTGAGTTGCGTGTGGTATTTCACAATTTGTTTTTTGCGATGACTTAGTTGGCGCGGACGAATCTTTTATATATAGATAGAGACTTTCAACAAATGCAAAACATGAGTATTATTGATTTAAGCACAGGTGAACGAAGTGAGGAGGGCGGGTGGTTTCCTCTTCTGTCCGCAGCACGGGCGAATGACGCCTCGCTGATTCAGTCCTTGATCGCCAAAGGCGCTGACGCCAATCAAGTTGTCGGCCCTGATGGCTCACAAAGCACCTGGTTTGGTCAGGCCGTCGGCACGTGGCCGCAGTACACGGCGTTAGACGTTGCTGTCAGGCTCGGCAATATGAGCGCCGTCGAGGCCCTCATCGAAGGTAATCGACCCGGTTCCAACGCGCATGTCATGCCATCGCGCGAGGACGATGGGCTTTCAACGCCCTCCTGTATCGCCGCCGAATTCGGCTTTGACGCCATCGTCCGCTTACTCGCGCGCAAGGGCACTGACCTCAATATATCCACGATTGGCGGATGGAACGAGATGTTTTATGCAGTTGGACGCAACCAGCCGGAGTTGGTCGCGTTCTTAGCCGAGCATGGCGCCGATGTCAACCGAATCGACTGGAACGATAGAACGCCCGCGTACTACGCTGCGAAATATGGGAGGATAGGTGTCCTGCGTGTGCTTTACGAGAAAGGTGCGGACCTGGACAAAACTGGCCCGGGGTCCGATTACGGGGACAGTGCTCACAACCTGCTCATTATCACAAACGACAGGCCCGTGGAAGTCGCCTTGGAATCAGGCCATCTCGAGACACTGCGGTGGCTCGCTGCAAAAGGTGTTGACTTGGCGGTATCCAAGCTGTCCCTCGTGCACAGGGCGGTGTCT